GCAACACTTGATATGGTCACGTTTCAGGGGCGTTGTAGTGTCCGTGCACGCCGTTTAACACCAACATCGGCAGTTACAACAGTAGTTGATGAAGTAAAGTGGCAGGCGCTTTATGGTGCTTATCCCTTGCAAAGCACAGTGTATGAACATGAAACGGTTTTTCGTGCACGTACTTATGCAACGACCGGAGCTTTATCTGTTAAGTCCCGTAAGATCAATTTCGATCTTCAGCGAATGTTGCCGACCTATAAAAATGGGGCTATGACGACAGAGCTATTTCCAACATCAAGCTTTGCTGATGCACTGGTTTCAATGGCACTGGATGACAAGATTGGCCGCCGTACGATCGACGAAATAGATCTGGAAAATATCTATCGGACTTATAACGATGTAGTGGATTATTTCGGTACACCACTAGCGGCAGAGTTCTGCACCACTATTGATGATACAAACCTATCTTTTGAAGAGCTGGTCACCAATCTTTGTGATGCAGTGTTTTGTACCGCTTATCGACAAAACAACAAGCTCAAGCTTTATTTTGAACGGCCAACTGATAACTCGGTAATGCTGTTTAATTTCAGGAATATCATTCCGGATAGTTACAAGCATGATCTGACCTTTGGTGTGATGGATGACTACGATGGACTGATCTATGAATACACGGATCCGACCGACGATAGCCGTATCAATATCTATTTGCCAGACAAAGGAGCAAAGAACCCGAAAGAAGTGAAGTCTGTTGGTGTACGGAACAAGTGGCAAGCTCATTTCAATGCTTACCGGCTCTGGAATAAGCTTCGGTTTCAACGTAAATCCATTACCTTTGATGCGGCACCAGAATCAGAATTACTGGTTTTACGTGACCGGATTGCTGTAGCGGATTATCGCAATGGTATTCATCAAAGCGGTGAGGTGGTGCAGCAAGAGGGTTTAATCCTGACTTTAAGCCATGATGTAGATTTCATAGCTGGCAAGAGCTATGTGATCTATCTGCAAATGGGGGATGGCACAGTGGACCTTATTCCTGTTACCGCTGGATCTGCCAAGAACAAGGTGGTTTTAGGCCGTTTACCGAACGGGGCCTTAAAGCTTAGTCCTGATGATTTTGTGAATACTATCTATACGGTGGTTAATGACGATACCAAAGGCTCACTGCCTTATCTGGTTGCAAAAAGAGAACCGGCTGACCAGTTCTCTAATACCATTACTGCAATTAATTACGATGAACGTTATTACCTCAATGACAAGGACTTTATTGACGTGCCGGTAGATGATTCACCGATTTACATTCGATATGACCAGCTAGATATAAATCTGGCTCGTTTGTATCAAATGCAAAGAGGTGATTTACCAACGACTGGCGAAATCAGTTTTGTAGTTGAAGCAGGTGCACTGGTTTCAAGTTCAAGTTCTTATCGACCGGAAACCAGATTTGTCTATAACCCCAAGTATGACGGTAATCCACCAAAACGCGTATTTACTGTTCCTGCTGCAACTGAATTACCGGCGATAGATACAGGTGAGTTCCCACCTGATCTGGTCGTAAATTTAACGATTAAAGGGGTAGTTGTTGGCCGTGGTGGTGATGGTGGTTTACCTCATTTGGCATATGGTGCATGGGAAACAGATCCTGATTTCAATTTTTCGAAAACACGCCGTGATGGGTTTCAGGGTGCACCAGGTTTATTGAATCGACACAGCAAACTAAACCTGATTATCGATGGAGGGACGTTAGCTCGAGGCGGATCTGGTGGTGGAGCAACACCAAGTGGCCTTTATGCAGATAGATCCTTTGGGGTTCAAGGTGTTGCTGGTGGTGGAGGTGCACCGTTCGGCCGAGTCATGACTGGACAGCCAATCTCAAATGACTCACAAGGCGAGCGCTTGTATCTTGATGGTTATTTACAAGTTAATAAAGTCACAGATGCGAGCGCTGAAATTTCTGGTAAGGGCTATCGGTTAGCAAACAGTTATGTTACATCCCCACTTTCTGGCGACGGTGGAAACTGGGGCGAACGTGGTACCAAGTCTACCAATGATGGAACATGGAATTGGCAATACCATGGAACGACGGAAGGCCAGCCGGGGCCGGGTGGACCTGCAATTGTTGGGGTGGCACCGCTAACAACTCAATTGATTAACGGAGGGAAAATTCTACAAACCCTTTAAATCTTAAAAGAACTTTGAGCACCCAACCGGGTGCTTTTTTATGGTCGGTCCAATGATGGATTGGACAACGAAGAACTACCGCTTCCTAGCGGTTTTTTATTTTCTGGAGATATTAATGGAACCAGTTTCCACTAGCGGTTTAACAGCAATTTTAAAATTTTATGGTGCAGCAATTATGGTGACTTTAGCGGTCGCTTTAGTTGCAGCAGTTGTATTGATGACACGTATGCCGCGCTCACCACAAGAGTGGGCCGTAGGCTTGATCTGTACGGTTGTATCAAGTCTTGCTGGCGGTTCATTCATTATTGTGAAGTGGGGGCTGCATGAATGGGTTACTGATGTATGGGGGATGATTGCACTTGGTGGTTTCTTCTTTGTTTGTGGTTTACCCGGTTGGGCTTTAGTCCGATGGATCTTTAACTTCATTGATAAGCAGGAAGGTAAAACGATCGTTGAAGTGATCAAAGAGTTTAAAAAAGCCAGAAAAGACATTGAAAACAGCTAATGCCGCCTTCGGGCGGTTTTTTGTATCTAAAGGAAAGTGAAATGAACATCGAACAATATCTTGATGAATTAATTAAACGAGAAGGCGGCTACGTAAATAATCCTGCCGATCGAGGAGGTGCAACCAAATACGGTATTACTGAAGCTGTAGCACGTGCAAACGGTTATAAGAGCAATATGAAAGATTTACCACTTGAAGTGGCCAAAGCGATTTACAAGAAACAGTACTGGACAGCCCCACGTTTTGATCAGGTGAATATCATTTCTTCTGCTGTAGCTGAAGAGCTTCTAGACACTGGTGTGAATTGCGGTACCGGCTTTGCAAAACCACTTTTACAGCGTGCTTTGAATCTCCTGAATAACAATGGTAAAGCAGGGTGGCCAGATTTATCTGTAGATGGAATTTATGGTCCAGCAACCCTTAATGCTCTTAAAACTTATTTAGCTAAACGTGGAAAAGAAGGTGAGAAAGTTTTAGTTCGAGTTCTCAATATTATGCAAGGACAACGCTACATTGAAATCTGTGAGCGCAATAAAAGCCAAGAGCAGTTTTTCTATGGCTGGATTGCTAACCGCATTTCACTATGAAGGTTCTGGTTTTGCTGTGTATTCTGCTTTCAGGATGCACAGCTCATACGATCAACAATAATATTCAAGTTGGGATATGTGTTAGAGCACTTTGAAAATATTTTTTGGTTACCCTTTTTTTTAAATGCCAATTTTGTGGATTGGCATTTATAGAATTATTTAAAAACCGAAGGATGGCCCATCTCTATCTCTTTGACGTTCTCTTGTAATTTCATTTTGTTTTTCTTCTTTTGGAGTTGCTTCAAGGTTAAGATTATGCTTTAAACCAAACTCTTGTAAACTCATACAAGTGGTTATTTCATTGTTATTATTTACCCCAGCAATGAATGCATAACTACCTATATTTCCGCTAGACGAGGTTCCTTTCTCATTTTTAAATTTGATAAAAAAATTTAAGTATTTGAGAAAGCTATCTATATCTCTTCCATATTCAACTATTTTTTTAATATCTTTTGGAACTCTTCGAGAAAAATAAGTTTTTGCCACTAGATCAAACTCACCATTTAATATTTCACCATAAATAAGATAATGATGATGGTCATATTTTCCTAATGCATTATAAGCCTCATCGTATGATCTAAACTTTTTCTTTTCAGTATCAAGTGACTCCGCACGAGCCTTAAACTCGATCATTATCCATTTTTGTTGGTTGTCCGAGAGAAATGCATCTCCAGCTAATTCATGTTTCCCATCAAGTGGGGCTACTAGATGATCAGCAACATATTTTTTTATGAAAAAATATTCAACTGTTTTTTCCCACCATTGCATATAGTCTTACTCCTTTTTACTAAGAAAATTATCAATTATATCTATTAAACTTTATAAGCTTGCAATCACAAGATTGCGACTCATCTTATTTTTGAAATGGCAAAATAATAGCAAAGAGTAGACAGAACTTTTTATTTTTATGGTTTATTTAAATGTTGAGAAAATATTTACGCAAAATTAAATAATAATTTTTGTGCAAAAATATGCTCAACTTGAAAC